TAGCAACTGCGGATGTTTTTAATGCACCGCCTAATTTTTCAAGCTTGCCACCTGCACCATCAGCACTTTTCCCCATATCATCAATTTCTTTTGACAATTCTTTAGTGGGATTATTCGCATCCTCGATGGCCTTATTGTTGTCTCTAACCTCACGTTCCATTTTATTCAGGTCAGCTGTAGCACGGTTTAAGTCTTGTTGCCATTTTTGCGTCTGCGCAGCATTTTCGCCATATTTTTCTGCTGATATTTTTAGTCCTTTTTCTAACGCTTCAATTTTGTTTTTCTGTTCCCCAATCTGCTTGGTGAGAACCTCATTCTTTTTAGTATAAGATTCAATACTCTTATCGTTTTTATCAAACTCTGATTTGACCTTAAGCATTTCAGTTCCCAATGTTCGCAAATTAGTATTTATTTCAGTTACAGCTTTCCTAAATTGGGCTTCACCTTGTAATTCAATTTTTGCACCAATATTACTTGCCATGTTATCACCTGCCTTTATAACGGAATGACATCATCTAATGTATCTTGTTTTTCTATATCAAAATATCGTAACCCTTTATTTTTAAGAGTCATTTCCATGTCAAAATCATTTTTATATGCTTCGTACAGCATGAAGAACTTTCTAAAGGTCATGTGTCCTACTTGCTTTTCTGTAAAGCTTAACTTTTTCATGCCTATAAATAAATACCACGCAAAATTGATTATCCCAGAGTCCTCCTCTTCCTCATCATCTTCTGCGTGGTCTACTCGTTTTTTATATCATCGGTTTTTGTGCTTGCGGATGTAACCGACTTCATAGCTTTAGTCATTTCATTCATTCCAACGGCAGAAATCAATCTTCCGACTTGTTTTTCGGTTATAAAAGGTCTTTTTTCTCCTTTATTTTCATTTTCTATGTCAATGCCTTCGTTAATAAATTGGGTAAACGTCCATTTGATGTCCTTTATTTTAGGTTCTACGCCTTTCGGCGGCTGCAGGGCATTTCCCCAATTTTCAATGGTATCGTATTTGTCCTGTATAGCTTCCATAACATTAAATGTATAAGCTATAGGGTATTCTGTTCCGTCTATTTCAATATGTTTAACTATATCTAACATGATTCCTCCTTAAAAAAGGGCAGATTGCTCCGCCCTTATGTTGTCTTAACAACAGTAATTTCTGTGATTTGTGGTGTCTTAATTCCTTCTTGTGCATATACCTTGATTTTATGACTTCCAACATCCAATGGAATAGCTGCTGATGCAACGTTAGTTGTTAAGTTTTCCGTGAATACATCATCAACATATAGTTTAAGCGTATGGTTTGCTGCTGTTGCTTTAACAGTTATACTTGCTGCACTTACGCCGCCAAAAGTATATAAAGTTTCTCCAGCAGAGAACGCCGGTGACAATGCGCCTCCTGTACCTGTTAATTCTAAGCCTGTCAATCCACCTGAAGCTGTGGTCGATACGCTTGCTTTAGTGTCAAGCCATGTTTTTGCTTCGGCCTCGGTATCAAATACGTTTTCGCTTTTCCAGTCGCCGTTAACGTCTTTCATTATAACGCCTTCGATTTTAGGTGTTTGAAATACAACGCTTTCGCCTTGTGTCTCTGTTTCATCGTTAGGTTCGCCAAATTGTACTTTATGCAGCCAGACAGCTCTCCACTTGTTTAGACCGTTCCTTTTGATTCTTCCATAAAAGCCATGACCCATATATGGTGCTATGTCATTTTTATTGGCAACCATCTCACCGCCTGCACCGATGGTATGTCCCAACATAATAGCTTGTTTGTCTAATGGTAATTCATTGAGTCCAAGTGTTATAGTGCCATCTATAAAACTTTGGTCTGCTTCATCTATATCATCATCAGCAAATAATTTTACATTATTTTTATTTATTGCTATACCCGCACTCATCGCTTTTGCTATTACAAATCCGTCTGTGTATGCGCCTGTACTTGTGTTATAAGTAGCTGCCACGGGATATTTTAAGCCGATTTTTTTCATCTTTCATCCTCTCCTATTCTATAATTAATTCTATTTTTTCATCAAATTTCTTTTGCATTGCTTCCAATGCACGATTTTTACTGCGATTTACCGCAGGCCTTACAAATGGTTTTTTCTGTTGCTTGCTTGAACCGCTTTCCATTACTCTTGCTTTTAATTGGTTGGCTACTCCATTTCTGTCATATCCATGAAAACCTACTTTTGTATTTACATTACCGCTTCTGTCAATGTCTGGCGGCGCAACACCTAAACTATCCAACAAATCACCTTTTGAATGTTCAGAGCCTTGTAAATTTCTTGTTAACCCTACCCTTATCTCATCAGCCACTGGTTGTGCTCCTGCCATAACAACATCCTTTGCAATTTTCGTTGACATGTTTCCAAGCTTTGACAACTGTAATTCCAGTTGGTCTGTGCCTTTAATAGTCATCTTAGCCATTAAATCAACTCCCCTATTAATTCAAAAATCCACTCATAATGAATGTATCCGGTATCTTGCTCGTGTTGAATAGAGCTTAGTCTCCAAGACACATCAATAGAATTTAATTTTTGCTGAATTAAAACAACATTATCGTCATATTCGGTTTTGGTAAAATAATCAATAGTTCCTTCAATAACCTGTTCATCTTTTTTATTATCGGCATTTAAGGAGCTTGCTTCATTATCCTCCGCCCAAACAATATATTTGTCCGGCTTGCCCTTAGCCTCGTAATGAAAAACATCCGGAATAACTTCAAGCAAGGCATCTCTTAAATCACTTAACTTCATAGGCCACCTCCAGACGTTCTAATGACAAATCCATGCAAGGCGGTTCTATATCTTTAGGATATTGTACTTGAACTATGTCGTATTGCTCTCCATTTAAGATTGCAATATCATGGACTGTTACAGAGTTAATTCTTTGGGTCCTTATAAGTTGTTCGATTTGTGCATGTTCTTGTTTAGCTGTCCAGTATCTACCCATACCAACAATGCGTTCTTCATACCTCAAATTAGAAATCTTAATAGTCAGTCCGTCTTTCGGCATGTTGCCTGCTTCGGCTATATTGCCAACACTGTAAACGTCTACTGTGCCGTCATTAAACGTCTGTGTCAGGGTTTTCGGCTTCATAGGCATCCACCTCCGATTCTATCTGTAAAGATAGCAGTTCGTGTAAGTAATTTTGCTGGAACATTTCAAGAGCATTACTTCTTACATACCGGCAATAATCAAACAACAGTTCTTTAGGTTTGTCCTCTGTCTCAAAATCTAATTCTTTACCTGCAACTCTATTTAAATACTTTTTTCCACGTTCAATCATTCCGTTAAGTTTCAAATCTGTCTCATTATCGTCCCACGTTATGTCCAAATAATTTTTTACTTCATCAAGTAAAGCCATTAACATCACCGCCTAAATTACGAAATATTCTGATTTAATCGCTGGTTTTACCTCATCCACTCCACCGCTAAAATCAATAGGCGCTTCGGTTACTGCCATCACGCCTGCTGAATCTTCCGCTACGGTAAATGGTGCTCCCGTTATCGCTTCGATTGCTGTTTCAACTTCCGCTGCTGTACCGTCAATAGCGGGTTCTGCGCCGCCTTCGATATCCACCGCTGCAATCGGCGTGTTGTGCACGCCTGAACCATCAGTTGAGGCCGCAATAAACAACGCGTTGAAATATACGTTGTCGTTTAGCGCGTTTACGATGTTCGCTACCGTGTTTTTGCTGTCGTCGGGGTCGCCGCTTGCATCGGTACCCAAGCCGATTACGAATTTGTCTAGTTCCTCGGAATATCCGGTTGACAACGGTACATCTTCACCTGAATTTTGCGTAATTTCAACCGAATAACCTTCAAGTTCGCCAACTTCTTTCGCAAGAATGACTATACCGTTTGTACCTACGGTTCCGATTGTTGCGGTTGCTTTGGCTCCTGCGCCTGTTCCAAGCGTAATTGTAAGCACGCCTTCGTCAAAAGACGCTTCAGTATCCGCATTTGCTCCCTCACCTTTAATAGTTACTACCTTGTAATCATTTGCATATACTCCGGCAGGGTCCGCAGTTATCGTAACTTTACCACCGCCCGCTGTAGTATTGTCTATCACCGCTTTTGCGGATACAGCAGAAACAAGCGCGTCAAAGGTAAAGGTATCAACAGTATGAGATGTTATTTTTCGCACATATTCAATGCCTTCAACTATAATTTTTATAAGCTTATCCTTAAATAAATCAGTACTCATATTTTTTTTATCATCAACTAAAGTGGTAGTAGTTCCGCCGGAAGCTCTACCGGATAGAATAGAATTCTCTATCACTTTTACATTCCACAAATTCATTTCTTCGCACCTCTTTTCTTTACTGTGCTTTTTGCTGCTGTCGGTTTGGTTTCTTCGGCAACCTCCTCAACTAATTTAAAAGTTGAATTTAATTTTTTATATCGCTCTTTTGAGACAATGAAGGTGTCGCCCGGCTTGCGAGTAACACCTTCTTTTTTATCAACAAAAGGCCTTAATACTATAGCCTTCATTATACTATCGGCGTATAGGTCAGCACTATTACATATGCCTCTTGTTCAATAGAATCTACAGTAGAAGTTATAGTAATCACATTCGCGCCAGCTGCCAAGGTTAATGCATATGCGTTATTAGCTTTAGTGACTACATTTGCCCCATTTTTAACTACTACAACTGCATTCGGGTCTTTAGTTGTTAAAGTCATAGATGCTACGTTATTATCACCAGCCACTAAAGCGTCAGCTACTGCTCCGCTATATGCGTGTATATTTTCATTGAATACACCGATATTTACAGCAGCAGTCAATTCGTCTGTAATTGCAAGTGTAGCTAATCTTGCATCGATATAGTCTGCAACTCTCACAATAGGTGCTGTTGGCCTAAGGTCAGTGATATCAACAACCTTGAAAGAACCACTATCTAAAGGCTTACCGTCTCCATAAAGCTTGGTCAGATAATATCTATCGTCCTCTAAGAATTTGTAATGGTCAGAGTATTCAATTTTTCCACCTTGCCCAGTCCCTAAGCCAAAGAAATATCTCTTGCCAAGACCGATTATAGCTTTGTTAGCCGGTACATATACGGATTGAATTAGCTTAGTCGGATGTGGGAATCGAGAAACATAGCTTCCATCAGGTTGTATTTTCATAATAGCAGGCATAATTTTTGTGTAATAGTCAACTGGATTACAGATAAACAATACTTCATTTACAGTTCTATATAATCCGGTGGGACCAACTGCCAAGGCTGCTAAAATGCCACCATAAGTATCAGGGCTAATTTCATTCATCGGTACTGCTACAAGGTTAGGATAACCAGTAACAGCGTTAAAGTTGCCGTTAGGGTCTTTTGTCATACCTACAGGCTCATCAACTCCAGTACCGAGGATGATTGCCTTTTCAAGTCCGTTAGAAATTGCTTCAAGAAGGATAGTTCTAACGTATCTATCAATCCATACTGGTCCAATTTCAAGCATTGCCTTGCAAATAGGGATGAATGCAGACAGTTTCTTTTGTTTTAATTTAATAACTTGAGTGCCTGCTGTTAATTGTTTTACAACATCATCACATAACTGACCCCAAGTTGCTAAGTGCCTTCCATCTTGGGTAGAAATAAGGATTTCTGTCAAAATTCCAGTGTTTTGGAAGTTAATTTCAGTTAAAAGCGGATGAGCCTCTTGAATATCCTCAAATATTGAATCAATAACAGTTGTTGGCAATGTTTCGTCAATCAAAGTAAGTGCTTGTTTTGGATTATTTGATTTCATTGCCTCAATAACTTTTTCATAATATTTTGTTTCTTGGGAAGTAAGCACCCTTGCGCCTCTTCCTGCTAATATGTTGTTGTCTGAAGCCTGAACATAGCCTTGAGCTTCAGCTAAAACTGCCTCTTGCAGCATGTCGGTATATTCAGTAAATGCTGCTTGGAAAGTTTCATCGTTCCCGTCTTTTATTGCCTGGTTAAGTTTGTTCATAATTTCGGCTTTTTGTAAAGCCAATAAATCTTTGTTTTTCATTATGTTGCTCCTCTCTTATTTTAAAATTGATAAAAATGTTTTTTGAATTTTGTTATCTTTTGGTTCTGGTTCAGGCTCAGGGTCCACCGAGTTAATCGGTTCCGGTTCTAACTCTGGTTCCTTTAAACTTTGAGCTAATTCTCTGATTTGAGCCGCTAAGGCTCTGTTGTAATTCAATTGCTGTTCTAACGTCATATTAGCTTTCTGCAACATTTGCTTAGCCTCGGTTAAATCCGCTTCTCTGCTTAGTATTTCATCACAGAAGCCGTATTCTAAGCATTGCTGAGCTGTAAGCCATGTTTCAGTTTCTAACAATTCTTTCAATTTGTCCTCAGTTATTTTGCCATTAGACTTATCCAAATAAGCTTGTCTATTGCCTTCCATGATAGTGTCTAAATCATCAGCTGCTTTTCTTAATTGTCTGGCGTTGCCATATACAACATTCCATGCATCATGAATCATCATCATTGTATTACTAGGCATAATTACTTTGTCACCAGCCATAGCAATTACAGAGGCTACACTACAAGCAAAGCCATCTACATATACAACTTTTTCAGCCGGATGTCTTCTCAACTGGCTATATATAGCTGTTCCTTCAAACACACTACCCCCATACGAGTTGATGTATATGTTAATCTTTTTTGCATCAGGGTATTTGTTCAATTCTTCTCTGAAATGATTAGCAGATGTTTCACTTTCTACTAATTGCCATTCCCACCAATCAAAATAATCCCCTTCAACATCACCATAAATATACATATCTAAAGTGTCAGCTTCAGCGGATTGCTTTATTTGCCATATTCTTTTGATTTTATTTGTCACCTACTCACCTCCCTCTCCTTTATTAGATGTCTGACCACCTCCTAAGGAATTTAACAGTTCCTCAACTGTCGCATAATTCTTAGTGATGTAATGTTGCCAAGCCCACGGTTCGTCAATTACAGGCTCTCCTACAAGTTTTCTTATGTCATTAATGCAGAACGCACCGCTTGCTATAAGCTTGTCTATTGCAGTTGATACGCTTAGCAAATCAATATGTTTAATCGATTTACTATCAATTTCCAAGT